ACAACATACCATTTGATCATACCATACCAACATAGGAAAGTACCAACATACCAACATGCCATTTGTCCCACCCCATACTAACATAGGAAAGTATGCCATACCACTCACCCCCCCTTCATTGGCAAATAGGAAACTCTGTGCCTTCTTGTTGGACACCTCGACAATACCAAAAAAATATGCCTGAAATAAAATCTGGTTAAAAAAATTTTCATAAAAAAGTATCGGCAAGTAAATCCTTTGCATGCTTTCTTGTGTCTTTTGATAAAACAAAAGATAAAAAATAGTTGCATCTAACACTATAAACTCATATTTTTGTATCAAAGAAAAAGACATGAGAAGGAAAACAAGCTATGAAAAAAGAGACGGTATTAGAAAAGCACGTTGGCAAGAGGACATGCCGGACAGGGCATATCATTTGGCTATGCTTGGTCTTACGAATAAGCAAATAGCGGTTGCTTTTGGTGTTTCCGTAATTGTTTTTGACAATTGGAAAACATTGCACCCGGCATTAGACCGTGGGCTTGTAATGGGTCGGGCGGAAGCAGACACGAATGTCGTGGTTTCTTTATACAAACGGGCGACAGGCTATTGGACAAAGGACACTAAAGTATTTGTCCACAAAGGGCAGGTAATTACAAAAGAAACTGACAAAGAAATTATACCTGACGTTGAAGCCATCAAGTTTTGGTTGAAAAACCGTCAGCCTGAAAATTGGAATGAGACATTTAAACATGAGCACAGTGGGCAAATAAATGTTGAAACCAATGCCAAGAAATGGGACTTGACAGACCTGTCTGAAGAAGAATTTGAAGTTGCCAAGAAAATGGGACTGCCTGAAATGCTCAAAATCCAAAACGAGGAAAGATGATTAAGAAAGTACATGCCATAAGGCGACCACACAGAACATCCCCTACAAAGGCGGAACGGGTAAAAAACGCATTGGAAAATCCTATTGCTATTATCCGGGAAAACCAACGTAGGCACTTGTTTGAATTTGTGCTTTACTTTTGGCAAGACTATTCAAATGATGAATTTGTCCCCAACTGGCATATTAAAGTTCTTTGCAAGGAACTTGAACAGGTGGCTTTCAATGTTGCCAACGGAATAACCCGTCCTTATGACCTTGTTATTAACATACCTCCTGGAATGACAAAAACTGCAATTACCAGTATTTTCTTTCCGGTTTGGTGTTGGACACAATGGTATTGGATGAAATTTATTACAGCCTCTTATGGGGAAACGCTGTCTCTTGAAAGTGCAGACTATTCCCGTGATATAATTAGGTCGGATCGCTTCAAACGCATTTATCCAGAAATTGAGCTCCGGGCAGACAAAGACAAGAAAAGTAACTTTAAGTGTATGAAGAAAACATACAACGAAAGAGGTTTTGCAGTCGTCCGGCAAGGTGGAAACCGCTTTAGTACATCAGTTGGTGGTGCTTTGACTGGTTTCCACGGACACATAAACATAATTGATGACGCCCTCAACCCAAACCAAAGTTTGTCTGAAAAAGAAATAGCACGGGCAAACAACTGGTGTACACAAACACTTTCAACCAGAAAAGCAAACAAACTCACTACCACAACCATAACCATCATGCAAAGGCTACATCAAAACGACCCTTCTGGTGCTTTGCTCAATGACCCAAAGAAAAGAATACGTCACATTTGCCTACCGGGGGAAATAAAAAACTACGGTGATTTAGTTAAACCCCCAGAATTGAAAAAGTATTACAAAGATAATTTGCTTGATCCAATACGCATGCCATGGTCGGTTATTAATGACCTTAGAGCGGATTTAGGCCAATATGGATTTGCTGGACAAATAGGACAGAAGCCAACACCCCCCGGTGGTGGTATGTTTCGTATTGACAATTTTCAAATTATACAAGAAATGCCAGAAGACAGGCTTATTGAACGTATTGTAAGGTACTGGGACAAAGCAGGGACTCAAGGGGATGGTGCTTACACAGCAGGTGTAAAGATGGCAAAGCTGAAAACAGGGCATTGGTTAATCATGGCTGTCAAACGAGGTCAATGGTCAACTGACAACCGTGAAAGAATAATTGATAAAACAGCAGAGGCAGATGGAACGCACGTGCACGTATTTATCGAGCAAGAGCCGGGATCCGGGGGAAAAGAAAGTGCAGAAAATACGAAAAAAAGACTTAATCGTATGGGCTATATGTGCACAGCAGACCGACCACAGGGGGATAAGATCTACCGTGCAGATCCATTTTCTGTACAAGTAAATGAAGGTAATGTGTGGGTTTTACGAGCAAACTGGAATGAGGCATTTATTGAGGAGTTTGAATATTTTCCATCCGGGACATATAAAGATCAAGTGGATGCAGCCTCTGGGGGTTTTGCAAAATTAACTGGCAAGAAACAAGTTAAAGTTTTATTAAGATGAGAAGAACAACATTTAATATCAATGAGTCAACTTTAGTGCAAAGGGATTCTCTATCAAAGCTGATGGGAGTATCTTTTGGTGGCAATAGGGATCTTTACGAGGCTTTCGGTTATCCCAAAGCTTTGGATTTCACGGACTACTATCAGAGGTATTTGCGACAAGATATTGCAAAGGCTGTTGTAGATCGTCCGGCAAAAGATACCTGGGCCGGGGATATAGATGTGGTAGAAACCCATGACGACAAAACAACCCCTTTTGAAAAAGCATTTGACGCTCTTAGTAAAAGACTGAGGTTGAAAAATAAATTTACTCGTCTTGATAAAGTAACAAGCTTGGGTAGATACGGGGTGCTTCTTTTAGGTCTTTCTGATTGTAAGAAAAGGGACGACTTTATGAAACAAGTAACCCCAGACACAAATCTTGGCTTGCTTTATGTCCGACCAATTACTGAAAAAAATGCCTCAATAGCCGAGTATGATAAAAATACAAACTCGGAACGGTTTGGTATGCCAAACTATTATTCCATAAATGTTAAGGGTGTGACCGATAATGGTACTTCTACAATACAAGTCCACCACAGCCGCATTATCCATGTGGCATGGGATTTATTAGAAGATGAAAATGAAGGCACTCCTATTTTGCAGTCTATTTATAACCGTTTAATGGATTTGGAAAAGCTTGTAGGTGGTTCCGCTGAAATGTTTTGGCGTGGGGCACGTCCGGGAATGCAAGGTAATGTGGATAAAGATTTTGAGCTCAATGATACTGCTGAAAAGCACATGAATGAGCAGATGGATGAGTATGAACATAATCTTAGGCGTTTTTTGGTCATGCAAGGCGTTGAATTAAAGCCTTTGACCCCACAGGTACAAGATCCCCTAAATCATATAAAAGCGCAAGTTCAAATGATTTCTTCGATCACTGGCATACCTCAACGGGTGTTGATTGGAGCAGAACAAGGGGAGTTGGCTTCTGGACAGGATGCAGACGCTTGGAAAGTGCTTATTCAGAATCGTAGGTCAGAACAGGTGGAGCACGCTATTGTCCGGCCATTCATTGACCGTCTTATATTATTTCAAATATTACCAAAACCAAGCACAGATGATTATAGCATTATGTGGTCAGATTTGTTTGCACCATCAGAAAAAGAACGTGCAGAAACAGGCAAAACAAGAGCTGCGGCTATTCAACAATATTTACAGAATCCTATTGCTGTTGATATTATACCACCTAAAGTATTTATCAAATACTTCCTGGGCTTTGACAAACAACAATTAGAGTTTGTAGAAGAAATGAGGAATGAACTAGCAGATGATGAAGAGGTTTTGAGAAAGTTGCTTGAAAAAGAACAACAATCTGCACCGCAACCTGCACCGCAACCTGCAAGAAGAACCACATAAGATGAGAAAAACAACAATCTCTATGCCACCAAATGAAGCAACAAAGGCTTTATTACAAATTTTGGGGTTAGATTCTTCCAAAGTGACAGAGATTGGTATTTATTTAAAAAATGGGAGTCCTCCAATGATAGAAATAAAACAATTGTTGGAGGAACATGAGTTGGGGAAAGTAATTGCTGTTATTAAGAAATATAAAATACAAGAAGATGTGTGAAGTTTGTGGAAATACAATACATGTAAATAATTCATATGACCCGACAAGGACAACCACGTTAAGAAATTTGTTTGCTCAAAAAATGACAAACAGGTTCACAAAGGTTAGACGTGAGGTTGTAGAAGCTATTGTAGAAAACGATGTATTTGGACTCAAACAACCTACTGTTTTTCAAACAAGGCCTGGACAATTTGACTTCCCAACAAGTGAGCAAAAAATAGAAGAGTTTATGCGTTGGTTAAGAACGATGGCAAATGAAGGGCTTTTGTCTGTCACCACCATTTCTCAAATAGGTAGATCTATGGAGGAGCGGTGGACAGACCTATATATTGAAGACAGTTACAAACGGGGTGTTATACGTGCTAGGCAAGAAATGAAAAATGCTGGAATGAATGTGCCTTTAATGGAGCAAACAGGAGGCATCTCTGCTAGTATGTCAACACCAATGCACTTAGAAAGAGTTGGTATTTTATTTATCCGCACATATGAAGACCTTAAAGGTGTTTCAGATGCAATGGCCGGACAAATAAGCCGGGTTCTATCACAGGGTTTTATTGATGGTGATAATCCACGGTTGATTGCCAGTAAACTAAACCATGTTATTTCCGGTATGGGGTCTGATCTTGGTATTACCGACACTCTTGGAAGATATATTCCGGCACAGAGAAGGGCAGAAATGATAGCAAGAACAGAGGTTATCAGAGCACACCACAAAGGCATGATTCAAGAGTATAGGAATTGGGGTGTGGAAGGTGTTAATGTATTAGCAGAATTCAGAACAGCAGGGGATAGAAGAGTATGTAGCATTTGTTCCGGTATGCAAGGAAACACATATACTTTAGATGAAGCAGAAAATATCATCCCAGTTCATCCATTATGCCGATGTATTGTTTTACCTTTTAAAGTTTAGGTGAAAAAAATTGTACTATCAAATAAGAAGTTGTATTTTTGAGGTAAACAACACTTAAAGATTAGAAAAATGAGTGTAAAAGAGAAAAAAATTATTGTTTATTCTGTGGATACCAAAAACTATGAGATAAGAATTGAAACTCATTTAGGTAGAGAGCACATTGTTGTTCCTGTTGTTATGATGGTGGAGGGTGTGCATTCTGGTAGTCGTGGCCCTTTATTCCATTCCGCAGAAGAGCTTGGTGGTGTTGTGGCAGCATGGAATGGGATACCTATAACTGTACAACACCCACAGCAAAACGGTATTTTTGTTTCCGCAAATAGTCCCAGTCAAATTGATAGTTCTGTGGGCAGGGCTTACAATGCCCACATGGAAGGGGACAAATTAAAAGCGGAAGCATGGTTAGATGTTCAAAAACTAGCTGCAATATCCCCTGTGGCAGCAGAATATATTAAAGAAAAACGGCCTTTAGATGTGTCCGTTGGTGTCTTTACTTTAGAAGAAGAAGAAGAAGGGGAATGGAATGGTGAACATTACACGGCTATTGCTCGAAATCATAGGCCAGACCATCTGGCACTTCTTCCAGGAGTTGAAGGTGCTTGTAATTGGGCAGATGGCTGTGGAATTCGTGTTAATAGTAAATATAAAACAAACGCAAATGAAATGAAAGACGAAAAACCTTTTCAAATTTACAAAGATTTGAATAAAAAAGGGCTTGCCGTTGTTCCAGTAGTCAACATGTCAGGTTATGTAGAACTATCGAACAAGGTGCGCTCAAAACTTGATTCCATGGATAATGAAATGTCAATGTACTTTCTTGAAGAGTTGTACGAGGACAAGCTTATTTATCGTGTAAGGAATCATGCTCAGGACACCACTACTTTGTACCAACAAACCTACTCTGTTGGGGATGATGGTAAAGTTGAGTTGACCGGGGATGCTCGGGAAGTAAGGAAAAATATCACTTACGAAACTAACAAACGTAGAACTACATTTAATAACAATTCAAAAACAAAAGACATGGATAAACAAGTAGAAGCAAGAGTTGAAGCTTTAATTGCTAACAGCAATGCTAAGTGGAATAATTGCGATCGTGAGTTCCTTTCCGGTTTGTCTTTGGCAAGGCTTGAAGAGCTTGAAAAAGCTACCGTGAAAATCGAACAACCAAAATTGGATGCTAATGCAGCTATCCAGTTTCTGAAAGACAATCATCAAAAAGATGAAGATCTGCTAAGCTTGCTTTCTAAAGAAGCACAAGAGGCATACCAGACTGGTCTGAAATTGTATCAGGAAAAGCGCAAAGAGTACATTGGTGCTATTGTTGCCAACACTAAACAATGGAAAGAGGACGAGTTAGAAGGTATGGATTTTGCACTTCTTGAAAAGTTTGCAAAGTCTTTTCCTAAAAAAGATGTGAATCAACCTGTTGATTACAGTGG